CTATTAGTATTGTATTCAGGAAAGCTAGAAATATTGTTAGTGATATATTTAATCATTCGTTCCGTAAAATATTCAGCATTGTTTCTAACCTCCTCCCTTAAATGTTGAGCTTCTTCCGTACTTAAAGCCGTTCCTGTTTCTGAAGTCTTTGAATAGATGTTACCGTTTTCCGTTTTAAAGCGTAAATAAGGAATACACATATGAAACGCCCATGAAGGTAAACAGTCGCCTATATACTCATCTACTAAAGTCTTGTAAGCTTCATTTCCTACATTACCAATTGTTCCTGCTGTAATTAAACTTTCTAATTTTTCGTAAAGTGTAGTTCCTAGTTTTGTTTCTATATAGATACGCTGTGCCTGTAACACATAAGGTAACAAGATTTGAGGGTCTACATTTAAGTTTATTGCTGTGCTATCTTTTAGCTTTGATTCTGATATAAATAATACGTATGCCATAGTTATCTTGGTTTTAAAAAGCCGTTATTTTTCATTCTTTTAGGTGCTTTAGCTACAAGTCCGCTATTTCTTCTTAAAGTAAACCCTTCGCTAATAGCTTTTACATCTGATATTATTTGACTGCTTTTAATATTAGATTTAGCATTTCTTAATGAAGTTTTATACACAATTCTTTTAAAATAGTGATGACAATTGCCGCCTCCTTTGTAAAGCCAAATTGAGTAAGTTGCACTATTTCCTTTTGGCCCCCATCCTTTATTAACAGGTTTATTTGTTAAAGCTAACAAATCTTCTTTCCTATAAACTTTTTTAGCTGACATCATTAATCTACAAAAATCTCTAGTTTCACCCTGTTGACTTAACGCATTGTCTTTTGTGTACATATATCTTACTTTGTAATAGTCATTATAAGATTTATTTACTCCGTCTTGTGTGCTTCTTGCGTTTGGTCTAGCAGTTCCTGTTGAAGCTAGTTCTGTCTTGTCATTAGCAATATTATTAAGTTCAGCTTCAAAGTCAAAATCTTCGTGTTCATCATTTGCATTTTCTTCATCTACAATTTCCCAATCTTCAGGAATGTCCTCTCCAAATTCTTCAATAAAACTTTCTAACTCTGTAAAGTCATTATCTGATTTTTTACAATCACACTTTTTTAAGTCTGTAGCTTCTGAATGGTCTTTACAAGCCATATAAACTGTTTGTCCTTCTAGTTCGTGTTCGTGATACCCTTCACAGCCAATTGTCTTAGCGTGTTCTTCAGCTTCTTCTATTGTAGTAAAAACAGGCTGTCCGTCTATTATTCCTGCCTTAGATAGTTTTACATCTTGTTCAACTGTATCTTCATCTCCTAAAGGTTCAAGCCCTAAGTCAGCTCTTATCTCGTCAATTGTCATAACTTCTCTTATTGTCTTAGAGTCAAACTGTACTGTAATAGGTTTTAATTGTACAAACTCAACAGGCAAGTCCATATTGTTTACTGAGAATATAGTTTGCAAAGTGTTTAAGATGTTTAATTGGAAGCCACGAACAACTGTATTTTGATAGAAATTAGCTGCATTTATTAGTTCGTCTGCATTACTAGAAAAACCGTTAGCAGTATCAATACCCATCAAAGTTTTAGATGTAATTCTGTGGGCTGCACAAATATTTGAAACCAAAAGTTCTTGTAAAGCTAAAAATTGTTTATCCAAATCAGAAGGAGTAATTGGAGTTATTTCAGGTGTTCTAGTCTTATCATCTGAGAATGTCAAAATGAACTTTCCTGCGTTTTCTGCTCCTGTAAATTTCTCTGTTAAACTTTGTTCTATTTGTCGTCTTTCTTCTTGCGTAGGAATACCATTTGCGAAGGAAATCATAAAGCTAGAACTGAAGCCCGAATTGATATTAGATAATTGAAATTCTGCTACTCTTTGGTCAACTAGACACCAATTACAACCTGCTAGATAATCAGGAGTATGGTAGATATCCATATTAGGACTGTAAGCACCCGTATAAAGTAACTGACTTCCTGAAGTCCTATCGTTTACATTAAAAGCAGTAATAGGGTAAGGTTTATTTGTTCTAGTGTTTCCCCAATCAGCACTTATAAAGTAAGTATCAATCTGACCTAGCTCGTTTGGTCTTCCTGCCCTTACTCGTTCTACAGGCACATGGTAAAGCTCAACTATTTCTGTTCTTTCTCTATTCCATACAATATGTAAAGCGTAAGCCCCCTGAAGTTTAAAATCAAAAGCTACCTTTTTAATTACTTGGTGTAAACTTTCATTTGAATTAGCGTGTCTTAAAAACTTTTTAAGTTTAACATAAGTTTCTAAATTAATAGCGTCTTCTTCTTCGCAAACTAAGTCTTCACCTGCTATCATTTCAGCAGTCTGATTAACGATTGCAGCGTGTGTACTAGAATTGTAATATAAGTCAATTAAGAACTGCGGATAGAGGTTTCTCCAATCTTCTGTTCCGTATTCTATATAATCACGCCCTCTAACTTCTCTTACTACAGGTGCTGTTGATGTTTCTAAGTTTATACTAAGTATGTTTTCCATTTTATATGTTTGATAAGTAAGTATTTACATTAGCTGTTATTGCTGAGCTTTCTGTGTCAAATATTTGTATTTCGCTAATAGTTCCGTCATAAGGATTAACGTCTGTTTTTCTGACTCCTATACTATCAATGTTAGCAGTTCCTGATTGTGTAGGTGTTGCTGTAGTTTGTTTAACTCCATTCCACCAAAGAGTTAACACATTACTTGTATTTCTAGTTACAACCATATAGCCATCACCCCAATTTGCACTATCTAATTCTACATCTGCTATTGCATTATCAATCTTAATTCTTAATACAGTAGTAGAAAATAATTTAAAAAATTCGCCTGTTTCTGTATTATCACCAATAATAATTCCACCTGCTGCTGCTATGTTTAATTTTATTCCTATAGTAAAAGCACCACTTAAAGTAATATCACTAGCTGAACCTAAATTGTGAGTGTCAGCAGGTGTAAACTCTATAGCTCCTGAATTATAAGCAGGTTGTTCACTTGCTGTAGCTTGAACCATATTAAAACTATTCTCTGAACTATCAGCCCAAGCAGAAACATCAGAACCATTTAATGTAATTCCTGTTTGATATTTATACCACGCTTCTAAACCTGTTTCATCAGAAGGCTGCCAACCCCCTAAGGTGTTAGTGCTTACTAAACTTAATGCTTGTTTAAGTGCTAACATTATATAACTTGCTCGTAGTAACAAATAGCTAAACCACTTGTTAAAGTGATAGCTGTACATTGAAGGAATAAAGTCGTTCCCGCAGGTATAGTCGTATGAAGACTTGCTGCTGCTGAACCTGTGCCTGTTTGAATATTAGTTGCTGTTATTGAAGCTATTACACTTTCTGTAACAAAGTGAATTGCATAATAATCTTTACTTGTCATTGCTGTTGTTGTAATAACATCACATCTATTTTTTCCTAGTTGCTCAGTTAGTAATTGTTGTACGTTTTCTATTGCCATTTTTTTTTATTTTATTGTCCGTAATATATATAGTTTGTTTCTGTCGGTGCTTCTCTTTGCACGTATTGTACTTGCTCCGTTCCATCCTTTTCTGCTAGATACATTTTTCCTTTTGTAACTAATCCCTTTACTACTCCCTTATCATCAGCAGCAGGGCTTAAAACATCATCTTCACTTTTAGGTGCATTTCCGTCACTTACTGTTACTGTTCCTATCCAACTAACTTCATAAATTTCATATTTATAATATCCTGCAGGTTTTAGCTGTAATGCTCCTGTATAAATATTAGGTGTGCCGTAGCTTATATTTATATTAGTATATCTATCCTTAATAGTTTCAGTGTTGCCGTAAGCATAATAAACAGACTTATCTAAGTCATTAGTGAATTTAACTAAGTGCCTTATCTGAGTAGAAGCTACAGAAGTATTGATGCGATTGTCCTCAGTTTGAATATATATGTTTATAGGGTTTACTGTTGTTGCTTGTATCATAGTTAGTTTGTCTAGTATATAATAGAAATACTTTGAATTTATTTGTATTCAGTTAATAATAAAAAGAAAAAGGAGTGCCGTAGCACCCCTCAATCAAAGAATATATAAGAAAACTAATTAAGATTAAGCTGTAGTAGGGAAAGTTCCTGCTTCATTAACAAATCCACTTTGGTCCCATGGAGTTGTAGTATAATCTTCTAAGAAAGCGAAAGGCAAAGCCTCAAGTCCGTCAAATGTAAGAGTGTAACCATTACGGTCACCGAATGCAGCACCGCTATCCATAGTACCTGCGTTAAGTTCTAATCCGTTTGCCATTCCTAATGCAATAAATACATCATGTCCGTTAGCTAATTGTTGGTTCAATTGAGCAAAAATTCTTACTTTTGATTTTCCTAAAAGTTTAATTTCGTTTTGGTCTTCTTTAGTAAGTTTATTTAGCATAATATTTACAGTTGGAGTGTAAAAAATTGTTCCGTTCTCTCTACTACCTGTAATTGTGTCGGTAACTGAAGCTACACCTAAAGGCATAACATACTCATATATAGTAGTAGCGTTCCAATCAATTGCGTCAATTTCTAATTTGTTAGTTGCGTCATAAGTATAAGAAACATCTTCATCAAATACAGAAAAGAATATTTTCTTTACTCCACCGCTAATTCTATTACAGTCAAGTCCCCTACCTTTTGTTAGTGCTGTACAAGCCATTTTATTTTATTTTTTTAGGTTAAGGGAGTGAGCGCCTAAGCACCCACTTCCGTATTATTTATTTTATTATGCTTGGTGAACTATATCAGCTCCGATACCAACTTGAACACCTCCTGAGTAACGAGCAACTAATCTCATGTTGTCACTTCCGTCCAAAGCAGCCATGTCCATTAAACTAATTCTAGTCGTGTCTGAAATCAAGTCAGTTCCAAAGAATAAGTTAGACTTCTCAGCCGCTACTAATTGGTCGTTAGCCATTCCGTTACAAACAGCGATTTTGTACCCTTCAAATACAGGTGCGTAATCTCCATTCATATTGTAAGCATTAACATATCCTAAAGTAGATACTGCTGATACATATAAAGCGTAAGTCTTAGGACTCATGTAAATATGTAAGTCTTCTTTTCTTAATACAGCAGAAATATCAGTTGCCATATCAGCTGTTAAAGTTTGTAAGTTAGCAATAATGTTAGCCGCTGTGTAAGCACCTGAAGCTGTTGAACTGTTTACTGTTCCGTCTACTGCAAAGATACCTGTAGTTCCTGTTAAGAAACCTTCAAATTGTCCTGCTGAAGCAGCTGCTCCTGACCATACTGAAGCTTCAACTCCATTAGCGATAATTTCGCCCATGTAAGAAATTACATAGTCATCAAAAGATGCAGGTGGTGGTGCGCCTGCTCCTGCTCTCATTTGTAGGGCTTCCCATGAGTCTAATAATGTAGCCTTACAAAGGTCAATGTTGATTTGTAGATTTTTTGGAGTAAGTACATTTTCGGTCAAAGCGAGAGTTCCTGCATCAGTAAAGTCGCACGTTGCGTCTACTACCAAAGATGAACCTGCCATTTTTTGGATGTTACTCTTATACTTGATGTTTTCCATCATAGTTAAGTAGTCTAGTGAATTTGCTTGGTTTAAAGCTGCGGATACGTAAAACCCTGCCGCCTTCCCTGCATAGTTGCTTGTTGTTGTAAAAGCCATTTTTTTGTTTTTTATTTATTAATATTATTTATTTAAATCGTGTAAGAATTTTTCTCTTTTTGATAATTTAGCATATTCTTTTCTTGACATTGGTTTTCTGTCAGAACTGAACTTGTTTGTATCTAAAGGAGCTGAAGCAGGTTGTGAAGCCAACTCAGTTTTTAATCTTTCGTTTTCTTCTTTTAACTTAGTCAATTCATCTTCTGCTGAGAACTCAACTACTTCTGTAGTTTTTATAGACTTAGGATTTGTAGAAGGTTCTTCTGTTTCTTCAGACATTTCTTCAACTTCATCATCACCGCCAACTTTTTCTTCTTTAAGTTTTGCTACTGCGATTTCTAAGTTTTCAATTCTTTTCTCCATACCTTTCCAATCTGCAACATCAGCTTCTTCTTCATAATCTTCTTCATCTTCTTCTGCTAATACTGTTTCTTCTGCTAGGTCTTCTTCTTCAACTGTATCTACTTCTTCAGTTTCAGATTCAATTACTTCAGCAACAATACCTTCTTCTTCAACTCTGAAAGATACTCCTGTGTCAGTCTTATACGTTCCTACAGGTAATAATATTGTCGTTCCGTCTTCCGTCAAAACTGAAATATCCACTCCTGCTTCTAATTCTTCAGCAGTTGAAACAAAGATTGTTCCGTCTTCTGATTTTGCT